ATGGCAACATTCAAATATGAAATATTTAAAGATAGGAAAAGAATAGATGGCACTTACAACGTTAAGATAAGAGTCACACACAATAGGAAGCTTAAAAGGATTCCCACTTCCATATATGTTACGAAAGAAGATATAACCAAGGGGTTTAAAATCAAAAATCAGTCCATCTTAGATGAATTAAATAACATCATATCCATATATCGGAGCAAGTGCAACCTGTTGTCATTGCTCATAAACGATATGGATATAACAGAACTTGTGGAGCATATAACCAAAACTGATGAATCATCTCTAAAAATAGACTTCATTTCCTACGCCCGCAAATGGATAGATGAGAACAGAGAGAAGCATGGAATCAATGTGTATTCCTGCATGGTAAACTCTTTAACAAAATTCCTGGGACGGGAGAAATTGGATTTTAAGGAGATAAATTACAAATTATTGAAATCGTATGAAGAACATCTCGGTCAAAGACGTGCACTCTCTTTATATATGGGAGCAATCAGGCATTTGCATAACGAAGCTAAAAAAGAATATAATGATGAAGAAGCAGGGGACATAAAGATACCATGGTCTCCATTTACCAAGTATTCTATACCTAATATAATATGTACCCGCGAAAGAGCTTTGGACGCAGATACTATCAGAGCCATATACAACCTGCCATATATACTCACTAAAGATAAAAAGGAGAAGGATTGCAGATTTAATTTTGCAAAGGATATGTTTATATTATCCTTTTGCTTGATGGGTATGAACTCGGCAGATTTGTTTCTTTGTGACACTATAAGCGAAAGCAAGGGAACGCTTACAATCACATACAACAGGGCAAAAACTGCAACAAGAAGGACTGATAAAGCAAAAATAAGCGTTAACATTCATCCCTTCATATTGCCCATATACGAAAAGTATAAGGACGTATCCGAAGAAAGAGTTTTTAGGTTATATAAAAAGTATTCCACTTATGGCAGACTCAATGTTGCCATAAATGTAGGTTTGAAACAGATAGGGAAAGTTCTTGGCATTGAAGATTTGGAATTTTACGCAGCCCGGCATTCTTTCGCTTCCATCGCACGAAACGATTTAAAAGTGGACAAAGGTACAGTAGGAGAAGCACTAAATCATGTAGATAAAGAGAACAGAATGACAGATCTATACATAAAAAAAGATTTTTCCGTAATTAATGATGTTAACAGTAGGGTTATTGATTATGTTTTTAACCCCGATATGATGAAAGGGTAAATGTAAGGCAGCTTATTGGACCGCCTTTTCAAGGTTCTCTCTGATTTGTTGGAGCATTCGGAAAGCTCCGGCCATCTTATAGTTGCCCAGACATTGCTTAGCCTGCATGATACAACTTTCAACAGTAAGTTTCAAATCCGGGGTAAAAGCCGCTTTGTTAATCTGCATTTCTTTTGGAAGTTCATCAGCATGGTTATTGAACCATACGATCATTTCATTCAATTCCTCTTCGGAATAAGATTCTTTTTCAGCCATGATACATAAATTGATGTTAATAGTGTGCAAAGATAAAGGAACATATAATTCATGGGTTATCTTTTAACAGAAATATTATCAAAATAAAACCGTCCCTACTTATCACAAGCCGGAGCGGTTCAGATTAGTTATGTTTTGACAATCTACTTTATTTTTCAAGAACAAAACAATAAAGAGTTTGTTCAAATGGATTTGCCTATTTATAAAAATATTTGTTGTCACGTTATTACGTATTACAAAAAATGAGGGGCATCGTGCATTACGACACCCCTCCCAAACTTTTATTATGAGATTGGCTTCTACTCCAAAATCACAGGCCAAAGATACGCAAAATCCTATTGGAAAATTGTATTTTTTGCTATATAATTTTCGATAACAATTGTATAAAAAACACCCCGACTCATCACGAGCCAGAGTATTCAACTTATGAATTTCAAGTTTTATTATAAGGAATCATTATTACGCCAATGTTTTTTTCGCCAACAGCGCAACAATAATCAGTACGGTTACACAAACACAGGCAAAACCGAATTGTTCATGGAAATAAAAAAAAACTTCCCGACTTATCACAAGCAGGGAAGTCTTAATCATAAATTTCAAGTCTTATTATAAGAAATCGTTTCCACGTTGTCGCCTGACCGCTGTCAGTACGATAACAACAAGAATTGCCACACTAACACATGCCAGAACTATTTGTTCAAGCAAATTGGATTTTCTTTTATCCTTCGTCGTTTCGGTATGACCTTTCTCATGGATATTAGAAGAACATTTCTTGTCGGTTTTGAGTTTTATAGCATCGGTTATAACCGTTTTCTTGTCTTTTGCCTGATTGAAACTTCCCTCTATTTGCCCGTCCGCCAATAACGGAGGTTTCCCGGTCAGGCTGTCAGGCGGTTTTCGGGTATCATAGATACGGAAATCAATCACATAGTTACCATTAGTGGTAATGAGTTCGCTCAAAGAGATGCTTGATCCGTGTACGATGTTGACAGATTCACGTGTACTATCCTTCATTATAATCTCTGTGTTGGATTTGACAGCCTTATGCGAGCTGCCACAGGCAAACAGCAGGAACAGACACATGAAAGGAGCCAGCAATATATGCCGGCTTACCCAGTTCATAACCTTATTATATAACCACATCATAAAATCTGCATGATGATTGAAGCGGCCACAGCGACAGTAATTCCAATTCTCCATGCCCATTCAAGGCGAGAGTTTTTAACCGTTTCACTCGTGATAATGAGTCTGGCACGCAAGTTATCAGTATCTTTCACAAAAAATCCTGGTTCTTTTTCCATAGTTGCAGTTTTTAGAGTTTCAAAACTTGCATCCTGTTATTTCCGTCAGCCCGATAACTGACGTGCACCCAAGCGAAGTTAGACTCGTCAATCAACTGGTCATAGGGTAGGTTCTTTCGGATATACTCAAACAACAGCTTGTTTTGCTGTCTGTCTCCAGTGTCAATATCAGCAGCTTCCCCCTTCATGTGCTGCGAGGTCTTGCTTCCCTTGACGGCCGCATTAAGTTCCGGACAGCGATAACCACTGTTTACTGTTATAGGCTTTCCCCACCATGTGCGTAACGGGTCCAGTACGTTGTCCACCAAGGCAGTCAGAGCAGTCACATGCTCCTGTCTGCATCTGTTATTGATACCCAAGCGGTCAGCAGTCGTTGACTTGCAGAGTTCCGCAATCGTAAAAAACTTCATTTCTTATCCTCCTTTTTATTTTCGTTGTCAAATAGTATCTGAGCCATGATCTTGGCAATATCATCCTTGTTCTCGATGATCACACTCATTGTCTTTTCTGCTTTGCGCAACTCCGCTTTCTCCCATGATTTTTCACGAACTGATTTAAACTCACAGAAAATGCAGTAACCCGTCCAAATCATTGAAAAAACAGGAAAGGGGATAACCACACAGCATAACAGATCAATGAAGCACAACTCTATAAATGGAGTGAAATACTTCTTCGCCTTGATGGCTGTTTTCTTATACCCCGTGGATGTTCTTGCCTCCCCGCGTTGTTTGGCCTTCATTATTCCTGAGACCAGATCCACGAACATTGCGCCGATAGTGGCTGCGATACACAAGGCTATCAGTACAATGTGTATCATCATGTGCTCGTTGATAAAATTGTAAATTACGTCTTTCATTACTTTGTCTTGATTATAAAATATATTGTTCCAAAGATATGTCTATTTACTTGCGTTATTGTTGCAGAATTACTTAAATCCATTGCCACGATATGACAATAAAAAAGAGCCTGATGACAATATTTATTGCCATCAAGCTCCTGGTTACACTGCAAAGATAGTGAAAACTATTCCATATTCAATCCATATTGAAAAAAATAATCAGGAGCAATATTTCGATTATCCGAAGAATTTAAAGAGTCACAATATTAATAGAAAACAAATAGGATTCATGAAATCTACCGGTTGTCTATAAAATCAGATGTTCTCAAGCCTTTATCGGGAAACATCTTTACTTTTTTCCTTTTCCTTTGAACATTTTTCAAGTCACGCACAATGGTGCTGGAAAGTACCTCCGAATAAATCTGTGTGGTCTTTACGGAAGTATGTCCGAGCAGCTTCTGGACTGTTGTAATCGCAACTCCCTGATGAACCAGCAGGGTGGCACAGGTATGACGGCTCACATGGTAGGTTATCCGCTTTTTGATACCACATAACCCGGCCAGCTTTCGAAGCTGCTTATTCACTTCCGAGTTGCAAGGCAAAGCGGCAAAACTTCCGATATCCGGATAACGGTCAAGAATGCCCAATGCCCTGCTTTCAAACAGCAGATGCAACGGCAGACGGATTTCCACCCCTGTCTTAACGGACGTGAAGTGTAACCAACGCTTACCGTTTACCTTGATAAAGTTGGCCGGAGATAGCTGGCAGAAGTCAGAATAGCGCAATCCGGTATAACAGCAGAACAGGAAGGCATCGAGCACATGGCGCATGGATTCCTCTTCCACCTCGACCGTTTCCAGCTTCTTCAACTCGTCCGGGGTAAGAAACTCATGTCTGCCTTTCTCCTGTTTGATTTTGTACTTTCTGAACGGATAAGCATCTGCGTGCATATATCCCTGGTTGATTGCCTCATTGACCAAGGTACGGAGCTGTCTCATGTGCTTGGCTATCGTATTGACCGCATTGCCCTTTTCTCTCAAGTATTGCTCAAAATCACGAAGGAATGTATAGGTAAGATCCTTGAAGTCCAATCCGGAACGGAAATCATGCAGGACCGCCAGTGTCGAGTGCAGGTTGTCCTTGGTGGACTGCTTCTTGTCCGAATTGTCAATGGCTGATTTGGCGAAAGTGGAGAAGCTGATATTCACGGCACTTTTCTTCTTGACAGCATCCTTCAGTAGTGAGAGTGTGGCAGGTATTCCGCGCTTCCAATACCCCAACTCTATGCCTTGCAGATACAGGATGTATTCATAGAGCATTATGTTGAGTTCGTTAGATTGGGGGTGGTTAATGACTTGTGCCCCCTCACGGCTCCAGCATTCCGGTTTGAGGTAAACATTGGTCTTCAAGTAGATTTTCCTTTGGTTCAAATAGGCTTCAACCTGTACAAGAGCCGTGCCCTGCCTGTTAAGTGTGTTCTGGCGGTTATATACAAGACGGTATCTGATTTTATCCATTTTTCCGCAAAGATGCATCCTCTGTTCCAAGCTGCAAAATTTAGCCAATAAAAAATACACCCCCACTTTCGCAAGTAAAGATGTATAATATCTATAAAAAAATGGTCTGTGAAAAAAACATTTGTAAAAAAGATGCCATTATTCATCACGAACGATAGCATCTAGACATTTTTATCAGCAAACTCTTTTAGTGATTTAGAATAATGTTTAATTCAATATAGATGCTACAAAGTTATATATAATTTTGTTTTGCCCAAATTATTATGTAGTTGACGTACGGTATCAAAAAGGCAGGATTCGCCAATCCTGCCCAATTCCAT